TTTTCACGATACTCATTGGGGAACCGCGCAGCCATCGAGCGAGACCAGAGTCCTGTGTTTAGCTTGGGCGCACCAGGCGTCTCAATCAGGTGATTCTCAGCCAAAAGCTCCCAGTATGCAAGCGCATCTTGTCTCGCAATTTGCAAGGCGCCGCGAAAATCGTCATGAACTTGTTCCCAGTCTGCAAGATTGCTAGGCGTGATACCCAGTATCGAAGCGATTGCCCAACGTGATTTGCCGAGCTTACCAAGCTCAACGATTTGTTCGCAATAAGCGGCGTCGTACTTGCTTGGACGTCCTAAGAACTTTCCGTTCTTTGATGGTGTTTTTGTCGTCATAAAATGATTGTATCTCAAAAGTTAAAAAATGTGTAGATTTTTTGCAAAAATGGACAGGTTACACAGGTTACACAGGTTACACAGGTCGAAAACTATATAGGAAATGTGTATATCTATATATATTTATCTATTATTATATATATTATAATATTACTGTAACCTACTGTAACCTTGTAACCTTACAATAAATAAAAGGCCCTCGTAGGTTACACAAAGGTTACAAGGTTACACTAAAAAGTCGTTTGTTGCACCACCTCTCGTGATATCGCTTCAGCAGTTTTTCTTGCAACCTCAGCGTAACTCGTGATTTCACTTTTTTCAAGCGTTTTGGTTACATCCGCTGTAACCTGAAAAATTGTGTGTCGAACAGTCTTTCCTTCAATCTTTATCGCCTTATTTAGCTCGATTTCGCCACATGCACTCATCGCTTTGCGTAAATATTGTTGATTCACTTTGTTGCCATTTCCCCACGATTCGCTTAAAATGTCGAGCTGTTGAGTCGTGAAAGCTGCCACGCCTTCAAGCTGATCGACCACCCATTCACGTAACTCATTGGCAAAGCTTTCTAATGGAGTCTTGCTTAATTGTATTGCTTTATCACGAGACTTGGTCAGCGGCGCAGCTTTGCGAGCGTCAAAGTTGGAGATATCTCTTTCATAATACCAGTTAAGTACATCACCAAATCCACCAGCACGAGCCCACTTCATGAGTTCAGATACTTTGGGGTGCGTCTCAGTATTAGTTAACGTGACTGGACTGTAAATAGCTTCTCGCCTCGCAGTATTTCCCATATGAGTAACATAAGGCTTATTAGTTGTAAAGACAAAATTCAGGTAGTTTGTGACACTATATTGCGCGCCGTACTTATTATTGATGGCAATCTCGTTGGACGTGATGTAGTTTTTAAGCTTGGCAGAGTGATCGTCTCTGTCAGATGATGGTTCATTCACAACCACAAACAGTTTGTTCTTCAGCATGCCATTAAAGTTGCCAAAGAGCTCATCTGGTCCTACGATAGCAGCGGGACTGTTTTCACCTGTGCCCATCATCTCAGCGATAAACTCAGCGATTGCAGATTTACCAATACCTTCCTTGGCGGATGCAAACTGTGGAGTTGTGTAGTTGCGCCGACTAGGTATTTGAATGATGTTAGCCACCCAGTCATGCCAGTACTCAGCAAAGTCAGGCTCATCACGAAAGAAGTACATACAAAAGTCTAGGTATAGTTGTGGACTACCGGTAGTAGGTTCATATGACCAAGCGTTCAGATAGTTGTAGCAGCCGTCAGGTGTGATACGAATACCTTGGTACTGGGGTAAAACACCAACTTTGCGAATATCACCGCGGCGTGTCCATTTTTTGTAT